TTTTGCTATCTCTAAATATGCACGTATGAAAGATTTAACAGCATCGCTATTTTTTACAATCATAGATCCAGCATTTATATTCCAAAACATATTTGGCGAACAGTCTTCTACAGAACACAACAAAATATCCCTATTCGATAGCTTAGTAAAAAGCCTTAAATCTATATCAAAGTCACATATGATTATATCTGTATCTATAGCAAAAAAATAATCAACATCATACCTTGTTTCTAGCATGTGTTGAAGTAATAACCACTTAATATAATAGCACTTAGTTACATGTTGACTAGATGTTTTAATCATATTTATTGCGCTGTTATTAAACACAATATATTCTATGTCATGCTTATCAAAGTATGTTTTATTGTGTGGATATGTTATACTGTTAACAGCCGAAAAGTTATTATCGTAATTACTAAAAGCTACTATATTATTTGACATATAAATTTCCATTAGCAAAAGCTTGTTCAAATTCTATATTTCTATAAACCGCTCTATGGGTTTTCATCATCTTAATGAAGATATTTGCTGAATCTTTTACGTCTTGTAATGCGTCATGTGCATTATCTTTTGATAATCCCATAATGTCTCTTAAAGAATCCATACTTATTGATCTTATGCTTGGATCGCCCTCAGTCCAAGAAAATATCATATCCATAATATCTATCTTATAGACTTTACTAAATATTTTCTGTACGTTTTTTTGTTTGTCCCAAGGGCCATATTCTTGACACAACCTATTCACAATAATCATGTCAAACCCAATAATATTGAATCCTACTGGAACAGGATTAAAAAATGGATCATTTTTCCAATTGTATTGTTCTACGAACTTAGCAAATTTTTTCCAAACAGATTTTACATCTGGAGCTTGTTCTAGCTGTTCTTTTGTTTTATGTGTTATTTTGAGAGCTTCATCTTCTACTGGATCTAATCCAAGTTTTATTGCTTCTTCTTCATCAAAAATTGGACATATTTCACTATTAAAAGTACCTTTGACTGAAAAATTTCTTCCATCTAGTGCTATTGCGGCAATTTGGGTTGGTTGAGTTTTGTGTGGATTTCTAGATCCGGTTTCAAAGTCAAAAATGATATAGTCTCTATTAGCCATATATTGTCTCCGATGCTTTGTTAGTATCGTTCATTGTTATGTCTTTAATTTTCATCAACTTATCTAACAGATTAATCCCAAGAACATCAAACTTAACATGACCTAAAGCCTCTAAGTCCGACATTTCTAGTCCAGCCACCTTTTCTGTACCATGTTTTGGTTTAACCATTGGGCATACACCATTCAGAGGATTTGCTGATATAACAACCCCGGCAGCGTGTTTGCCTTGTGTTTTAAATGTCCCTTCTATTTCTATTGCTTGTTGAAAAAATTCAGAATATTGTCCCTGCAATGCTCCATTATCATCTAGATAACAGAAATCTTGTAATTCTTTAGATCTATTTATTAGTGACCACTTGATAATTGATCGATCTTCATCATCCATCTCTGCAAGCTGATCTGAAATTTCTGCTTCATTTGGAACACTCTTTGTGATAGCATTCATCTCAGCAAAAGAACAAGCCTCATTAATTCGTAATACTTCTTTGATGGCACTTCTTCCCTGCAATCTTCCAAAAGTGATCATTTGACTTACATGTTGATGTCCATATTTTTCTTTTAAGTACTGTATTACAGAATCTCTTTTTTGTGCTGGCACATCCATATCTATATCTGGTAATGATATATGATCATCTGAATTTCTGCCAGCATTATAGAACCTTTCAAACAATAAATCATATTCTACTGGATCTATTTGTGTTATACCTATAAGGTATGATATTAAACACCCTGCGGCAGAACCTCTTCCCGGTCCTATCATCCATCCCATTTTTTGGACATAGTTCATAATATCTTGTACTATGAGAAAATATCCGAACAAGTTTGCATTTTTAATTACTTCTAGTTCTAGGTTAAATCTTTTTAGATAGATATCTTTGTTATGACTGTCTTTTACCTTGCCAGTGTTAATTAGCAATTCTCTCCATCCATTCCTAGCCAACGTTTTAAGATATTCCTCTTCGGATAAATTATTTGGACACTCAAACTTTGGTAAAATTGGCTTACTAAGAATGTCATAATCCTCGCATGTGTTATAAACTTCTTGTAATTTCTTGCATACTTTTTGTGGAACAATATGCTTATTATCACTTTTAAAGTAGTCTGATATATCTTCAGATAATTCTCCTTTACGAACCTGCTTTTGAATCTTTGGAAGTGTAGTCTTTAATTCTGAGCATAATAATACTCTGTGTAAGTTCGCATGTTCCGGTTTAGTATAAAAACTATTGTTAATGCCGATCTCATTTACATATATAAGATTTTTTCTATCGTTGATATCTTGAACGATGTCATTTGGTATTTGACCGTTATCATCCATTGAAGATACAAGAGTAATTAGATCCAGCCATCCATTTTTATTTTTTGCAAACACGGTGTTATTATCAAACGTGCAGCCAATAATTGGTTTTATACCAACATTTTTACAAGCTTGAAAAAACGACACTGCACCAGATATAGATTTATAATCACATATTCCACAGGCTGGATAATCGAACTTAGCACATAGAGATGCTAATTCTTTTGGCTTAGAAAACGCTTTTAACAAACTGTAATGTGTCAAGTTTTTAAGTGGAAACCAATTCAATGTATATTTCTCCTATGTGCAACGTGTCGATACTCTATCTTACCCTACGATCAAGAATTTTTCAACGGCAAGAGAGGTCTTTTTTTTGGTTCTTTGTCAGAAGATCTAGGGCCATTACTTAACGGTCTTAGTATTGGTTTTTTCATCATCAATATCCTTTTCTCTCTTAGTAAAATCTTGTTCTAATTTATGTATCAATTCACTACCAGTATGCACTAAAAAACATGGAAAATTACCATGTAATATAAGACAAAATCCGGCTTTTATACATCTCAACCCATGACACACTGCAAACATCCAATGTTCACAGTATGTCATGTTATTAGAGTCGAGATGATCCTTCCATTTCTTTACCAAGCTTTGCATGACCAATATCTAGCCTTCCACTTGGGGCCGGGATTATCACAATTGTGTCTTGCTCTAAAGCTTTTTCTTCGTTCCGGTATATTTTTCTTTATTTTCATATTTGGATCACCAAAATTTACCTTGACCACATTACCCTTTTCGTTCTTAACGTATACGCTAAACTTTTTTGGACCCTTTGGTGTTCTAAATGGCTTATTTAGTTGTACCTTTCTACCTTGATATTCACTAGCTTCACCTAGATAGATTAAAGTCTTGCCATCTTTTTTGTATGTTTTTCTCTGCGTATATGTAAATACTTCTCTAGTAACTGGATCTTCATATTGATATTTAGATTCTGTTTCCTCATCTTCTATTTCTGATGGTTCCTCTACATATTCGTCTTCATATTTTCCGGGTTCATAATATGTAACAAAATCAAAGACATTTTGAATATATACTTCTGCTTTAGAAATCATATCTTTTGTCCAATCTTGAAATTCAACTTCCATAAGTTTTAATTTCATGACAACTCCCATTAATTGATCATGCATTTTTTGTAGTTGTTCAATAGCCATTTCGTTTCCGCTATCGGATTGGGCTTTTTTCCAAGCGTCTTTATCTGGTCTATCTGGATCTCCCGGCTTTGCTGGCTTATAGTTTTTACCTTCTCTTTCCTTTTTCTTTCTAATATTCTCCCACAATCCGGGACGTTCTTTAGCACAATCCCATTCTTCTGCTGTTTCTCCAAAATCTACATATTCTGCTGCTACGGGTATGTAGAAATTATCTTCTGTCAATTCTTCTTCATATCCAGATTCCATTTGTAATTCGAAGTCTGCTGCTTCTATCATGCTACAATCAGCGGTAGCCTGCCTAATACATATAGCTACTCTTTGAGCTTGATCTGGATATTCACTTTTCATTGTGTCGTTTTGCATACATCTAGCAACAAAATCGTCTCTTTTTTCATCTTTATTTCTGTTTGGAAGGGGCATGATATCTCCTTATATTAAAATTTTGTTTTTTGCCATTTGAAAAATATTATCTATACTGCCTGTTGGAATCTTATCTTTGAAATGATTATATATTTCTTGGATAATTGTATGATTTGGATCTTGGGTCAACTCTAACCACCCAACAAAATAGTTCCATATTCTATCTTCTAAGATTAGTGGATACTTAACACCATTTGGTCTATTGAATCTATGCACCCAAGTAAATTCTGGATGACATATTGCCTTGCCACCAAATTGTCTAAACTTCTCATGAATATATCCTTCTTCTCCACCAAAACCCTTAAAATGTTTATTAAAACCCACCCAATTTTTTGTTTCGCAAGAAAACACTCCTAAACCCTGCATAGGAATCTCAAACGGTTTTCCCTCATTGAGTTTTTCATGATTGGTTGCCCATTTGCCATACATACAAGAATCCCAACACGGATTAAAATGTGTTGACGCAGAATCAAAATCTAGATGATCGTAAACTAGTGGTCCCTGTACGATATTTTTGCAGTCTGGATTGACTTCATAGTACTTTAGCAATGCTTCAATAGCGCCCCCACAAAGCAATACGTGGCAGTCCATAGATATGCAGTACTTGCCTTGGGCCTGTTTAAAAATTTCATTTCTGATCGCCGTGCTTGTTTTTAGAGTGTATGGAATGTATCTACCATTTTTGACCCAACTGATAAATTGTTTATTAGTGGCACCGTGATTTGAATTTGGATTATTATCTATTACAATAATTTCCACATCTCCAGAATTACAGATTGGGTGATACAACCTAAGAGCCTGTATGGTGAAGTAAACACCATCAAAATCATCATAAGTAGCCATTCCTATGGTTAATAATTTTGACATTTCAACCCGGAGCCTCATAAAATCCTATGTCAAATCCAGATCTTGTACAATCGTTTACAGTTTTTTGCATTCCGTGTTTTTTTAAGTACTCGTCTATATAGATACACATATTTTTATCCGTTTCGGGCCAATTTGTCTTACAATAGTGGCATAATTTAGTGCATTTCCAATTGGTACGATCTACAGATATTGGTCTTGGTAGGTTATTTTTCTGTATATCTGAGAATTTGTCTTTTAGCATACTAAGAAATCTGTCTTGATCAGACTTGTCAAAACATAGAGAAAATGGACCTCCATCCTTAATAAAAAAGATGGACATTATTGACTGTTCGTATTCTGGAAATAACTTGGATAGGGCGTAATTATAGAGTAGTAATTGTGGATCTTTATTTAATTTTTCGTAGTCTTTTTCCTCACCAGTTGCCCAATCTAGCCTTTTACCAGTTTTCCAATCTACAGCCTCAAGTGTGCCATTAGAAATTTCAGTTACTAGATCTATTGTGCCTTTAATAGCCAGTTGCCCTTTAATAAGTTTACCATTTATTTCATATTCGTAGTGCGCCCAATCTTCATCTATTGGAATATCAAAATGAGGCTCTGCTGCAACTATATTTCTATTTCTTGGATCAAATTGTCCATTGTTAAAACTTAAAGCCGACCAGCACATATCTAAGCATGTATTTTTATCGGCTTTTGTAAAAGTATGAGTAGATTTAGACGAATAGAAACTAAAACTTTTGTCCAGTATTTTATCTACTAGCTTATCACTAGAAAAATCTGATTTAGATGTACTGATTTTTCCCAATGCGTCATCATTGACTAGTAAAGTTTTTTGATTATGATTATCCTGTAATTCTTTTTTTAGCTTTGCTAATACTTCCATAACCTTATGGGTAATTGTTCCTAAATCTGCCTTTTTACCACTAACCGGTTGGTATCCAAGCACATACGTTATGAAATACTGCATTTCACAATACGAGTAGTTATTATAACTAGAAGACCGAATATATGTTACAATCATATTATATGTTCCAGAGGTTATTAATTTTGTTCAACTCGCATGTCAAATCTTTGACAGATACACCATGATTCTCTATTACATAATCAAAGTTTGACCAATCATACACATTTTTATCTAGAATACTCTCACAATGGTGTGGATCGTTGAATACATTTCTTGTAAGTCTGATAACAGTTCCGCCATTGTCTTTAATTGCTTCTATTTCATTTGGAAATCTGACATCTGGTATAATAGCAATTTCTGAATTTTCACCAAATATTCTAGTGATTGTAGCTTGTACCCAAATGTCGTCTTTCATTTTTCTTAATATATTTGTGCCAAAATGTTGCATGAATTCTCTAGCAGTCATGCGTCCCTTTTTACTATCATGATTTTCTGGCATATCTTCCCAGTTAAGATTGATTTTGTTATTTTTTTGTTTATCATTACCATAAACAGTTTTTGTATCTATATTAAATAGATTTGTGCAAATCTCTTTTAGTGGATCAGCAAAGTGATAGATTTTTACGTGCGGCCACAATTCATTTTCTGCATAGTTAATAAAAATTTCATCTTTTCTCATTAAATCTAGTACGCCCCAACCAACTTCATTTTTAGAATTGGTAGTTTTTATCTCAAGATTACCATCATTATTTATATTGAAATCTTGGATCATACCCTTATTTTTCAGAATAGACCCAGTAATAAAATTAGCTACAGTATTTTTACCAGACTGTTTTCTTCCAGATATAGCTATTATTTTAGCCATCAATATGTTCCTTTCATATTTGACAAAATGGATGTTTGTATTTTTTCTATTGTCATATCTCCAATGTCCTTTTCTGTAATTTTGGGAAATGACAATTTGTATATTCTGCCTAGTTGACGTTTTATTTGTACTTTTGATTCTTTACCAGACTGATCATTATCTGTTAAGATGATTAAGTGCGTTATCGGTAACTTTAATAATTTATCTATCTGTTGTTCTGTTAAAGTTTTACCAAAAATACTGACAGCGTTTATTACTCCAGCTTCGTACATTTTCCAAACATCACCTTGACCTTCTAATATATATAGACATGAAGTTTCTTTTGCTTTTTCTATTGCTCTATGATAGTTGTAAAAATAGTTTCTTTTGTCAAAACCCTTGGGGTATATTATGAACTTAGGTGTACGATATTCTTTTGTAGATCTTCCAATTAAGCCAATAATATTTCTTCCAAGATCATCATGAATTGGTATGATTGCTCTATCTTTCATTATACCGCTTTGCTCACAATCTTTCACACCAAAATGATCTAACGTTTTTTTATCAAATCCACGGTCTATAAAATATTCAGACGAGTTATGTAACTCAAAGTCAATCTTAATAGACGGCGTTTTAGTGTTCTGAACTTTTGAATGAAATTTATTTATATTGTTGACTAATTGTACAAATTGATCTTCTTCTACTTCTTCTGTTTTATGTTCTATCCTAACGCTTCCATTGATTTCTAATAGATTTTTAGACCATTTTAGAACATCTGAAAAGTCTATTGGTTGATTCTTTTGTTGTGATAAGACACCTTTTATTAGACCAAATATATCATTACCATGTTCATTTTGACAGTCTCTAGTCCAACACTTCCAAATTCCTTTATTTCTAGAAAAAGAAAATGCTCTTGGATTATCACTGTCTTGATGAATTGGACATATTGAATAGATATTTTCTGAAAATAATTCATAGTCAATATCTAACTTTGTCAACACTTTTTCAATATTATTATTCAGTTGATTCTTGATCGTCTGTAAGTTCATTTTTGATTTTATCCATAGCTTCTTTTGCTACTAGTCCGGTATCACCAACTGGTTGATTTTTAAATTCATTTCTAGTTCTCAATTCTAATAATTTAGCATGAGAACCGACCATTTGCATATTAATATAGTCTCCGTCGTTTAGTCCAGCACCATGCCTTGTTACAATTGGGACTAACTTTCTATTGCCAGCATTAGGACCATCTTCTGCTAGTTCTTCTGGAGATTTTGCTTTGAATATAGTAAATGATGTACATAGCCAAATTAATCTATCAGAACCGCTAACAGCGTCTGTACTTTCTTTAGTAATGCCATCTCTATTCAACTGAACAAATGATAGACATGGTATATCCAATTTAACACATAGATTATGTAAAGATGTTATTTGAAATCCAAGAGCTTGATATTCTTGTATATTATTAGTTATAGACTCGGAAGACATCAACTTCAAATAATCATAAATTATTACGCAATCATTCGTTTTACCAGTTTCATCAGTTTTAACTTCTTGTACAACCCATCTACGGATTAAGTTTAAGATTGACTCAAACGGTTTACCAGCAACACTAATGTAACTATATGGAACCTTTTCTAGGGTTGCCATAGCCTGTTGTATTTTTCTGTGTTTATCTTCATCCTCAGAAAATTTTCCAGTTGCAATATCATTTATTGGTATGCCGCTAATATTAGCTAACAATCTATTAAGATGATCTTCTTTGGACATCTCCGTATCTAGCACTAGAACCGGAATGCCAAGAGATGTAATATTCAAAGCAACATTATCAGCAAAAACAGATTTACCCACTTTAGGTCTTGCAGATACTAAGTCTACACACTTTCTGCGTAGTCCACCACCAATTGCTTGATCATATCTACTAAAGCCTGTTGGTATACCAATTATATCGCACTTGTTCTCTATTAGAAAATCTATATACTCATTTATGTTAGATCCAATTTTAGCTGGAGTTTCTCCACTGTTATCTTCTTCTCTAAGAAAATCTGTTACTGGACTTTCTAAGATTTGAACAATTTCATTGATGCTCTCATTGCCAGTTACCTTATCTACATCTTTATGAATTTTAGCGGTTAACTTTTTTATCTTTCTGGCAAATTCAAACTTCTTTAGCTGTATTGTAAAACTTAGTATATTTTCTATACTGATTGGAAAATCAAACAACGATTTAATATACTTTAGTTCTTGAGTAGTATTTATAGTTTCTGAATAATGTAGAACCTCTGCGGCAGCGAGAAGAGAAGGTATATCTATTTTTTGTTCTTTGTGAAGAATATGTTCAATACACCTATATAACATTTGGTTATTATGATTACCAAACGTATCCTGAGATATCAAGTCACATACTGTAATATGTCCATCTAATCCGTGTTGTATAAGCCCAGCCAACACTGCACGTTCAGACCCAACATCAATTAGTTTTTCTTCCATTATCGCTTTTTCCCCACACACCTATCGCATCGGACATATTCTCCATAAATAAATCTCTTGTCTGCTTTAAATGTTTTTCCACAGGCGTGACATTCTACCATTTGTTTTACTGGTGGCGGTCTTTTCCTAGGAGTTCTTTCTGTTTCTGGAGTAAAAATATCTCTACCCTCTCCAGTATCAACCCATTCATTTCCCCTTCCTCTCACTGGCTCTCTCCTTTGTTGATTTTGTATCTTAGGTTTTGTTTCTGTGATAAAATTTTGACTTTGACTGTTGCTAATATGTTTCTTTATTGTTGTTTGTTCACTTTGCTCTGTCGTGGGCTTATTATCACTTAAAGCTTTTAACAAAGCTTGCTTTTGTTCTTCGCTTAACGTCTTTATAAATTCTTCCATACTCATGATCTTTTGCCCTTTTCTAGTAGGATATCCGCTTTTCTCTTGATCTCATAAACCTTGCCATCTAGAGATTGTAGTCTTGCTTCTGCTACTAATCTCATTTGATCTACTTTTGCTGCATAGCTATTTTCTTGAACTATAATTTGTTTCTTAGATTCGTGTTTGGTATATTTATCAAAAGTGTCATTATGTTTTACAACTAATTTCTCTAATTGATCATTGCACCAATCTAACGCAATTTTATTACGATTTATATCGTCTTGTATATATGAAGCATAACTATATAACATATAAGCACTATCAAATAGTTCATCTTTAGTAAGTTTCTTCAGATTTTCTATTGACATATCTGCTACCAACAAAAACTCTTCTCTAAAAGATGAGAATTTTGTGTTGTGTCCATTGATGTAGTCGTCTATGTCTTTAATATGTTGTTCAAGATTTTCTTTAGCGGTTGACAATTTGTCGTCTCCAATCTTCATTTGAGTCAGAATACTTTAGAGTAACTAATCTTAATTTGTTGATGCGGCACCACTCCATTTTATCATAGTCCTTGGCTTGAGACAAGACAAAATCTGCTTTGTTCTTGTGGAAAAATGGATTAAATTCATAGTGTTGTTGACCGTGAACTTCAATTGCCATATTAACCTGTGGTATGAAAAAGTCTAAATACAAAACCCCTCTTCGATGCCTTGCGGTACTTCCGGGTAACTTAACCTCTTCAAGTATCCTATAACTATGGAATATATCTTTTAGTAAGATTCTAGCTCTTAAATGGTACTTAGATCTTGATCTTGTATCATTGGCTTTGACATCATATCCAGCTAAATTCCATACGTATTCTTTACCATTTATTCCAATAACTTTCAATATAGCTCCTTTATTTTTTCGTATACAAAATCCGCAATCAGTTTATTCTGTGTTAAGAATTCGCATACATTGTTAACACCTTGAAACTTAAAGAATTTTTCAACGTTTTCTTCTCCAGATATATTATTGTCTGATAATATCTTTGAGATTATTGGATGATTTGTATTTTCTACAGCACACGATATAGTGTACCAAGCTCCACTAGCCTTTATTAATCTAAACTCACAAGCTATGTGAATAATTTCTTGCACTTCGTCTATTCCTACACCATATCGAATCCAACTTTCGGCGGTGCTATTTGGTCTTCCACCAGCGTTAGAAGTTTTAATAGACCAGTTAGCAATTTGTCCAACGTGTTCGCCAGTGTCTTTTGGTACTTGCCACTTACCACGATGTGTAATAATCATATTGGTTCCAGCTTGATATTGTAACATGTTTCCACAATCTGCCATTTTTGATGGTGCATATGGAGATCCTCCGGTATTAGCAATATTGTGTGTGATGCAAATTAGCATAATTTTATTCTTCATCAACGTGCCACTAATACGCTTAAAAAACATAGATAGTAATCTAGGTAAAGCATTTCTAACACCGGTCCTAACCTCCCCTTCAAGTTCACAAGCGGGAACCATGTTTGATAAAGAATCTGCTATTATTAAACAGCCGGGATCATTGTTGATATAGTACTCTATAATGTTGAGAAAATCTTCGGCTGTTAGTATTCTATCATCTGTTGATTCGATGATAATAATATTGTCTGGATTTAGACCCTTTATTCCTTCAAAATTCTGTTTTGATAATCTACCTTCAGTATTGACATAGATTACTCTTTTATTTTTAGCTTGACATTTAGCAGCAAAATGCAAAGCGGTTGTAGTTTTACCACTTTTCGGATCGCCCGTCATGACTACAACAGAACCTTCTCTTAAACCTCCACCTAGTGCAATATCTAATGCTGGAGATAAGCCTATAACTTCTAGACTATTAATGGACTCTAGAACTTCCGTTCCGCTTCGCACAACATCTCCATACTTAGTAATGACAGAATTGCTTACTACATCGGAGTCAAACTTAGATATTGATTTCTTTTTTGTTTTATTCATAAGTCCCTCAATTTATTTAACATTGTCTTATTTTTAGTTGATGTTTGAGTTTTTCTTAGTTCCAATTGTTGTGGAGGTTCGGTAGTAATTGGTGCTTCAAGTGCCTTTTGCTTGTCTGCTTCTTCCCTTACCCTACTATCATACATTGCGATAACACGTTCCGCAAGCGGATTAATCTTGTAGCCCCTACCATCTTGCACACCAAGTACTAGCAGTTTGTCAAATTCTTTTGATTTGATTGCTCTCAATATTGCTTCTTCGCTATATTTCTTTTTAAGCTGTCTTGCTGCACCAAGTTGTTTTTTCCACAACCAGTGATTAGGATCTCCCTTAGTCCAAAACTTGTAGGAAGGTTTACCTAGATTTAGTTTTTCAGCCCTTCTAAGTACAATATATTCAGCAACATACGCTTCAAAAGTGCAATACTCACCAGTATGGATATGTTTATACTTATGAGTTTCTGACCATTGAGATTGATACTTTTGGTTGAATAATGAAGGTTTATCTTTCTTTGTCATATACAACTAAAGCCTCTTTCAAACAGTTTTCAACTTCGTCTTCTAATTTTAGATCTTCTATCAATTCTGGTATAGCATATAGTGTGCGATATATTTTATTTTCCCTTAACACACCAATGCTATAGCA